TCGACTCCGATCATCGTATCCTTCGTCACGGTTGCCGTCCTTTCTGCTCAGTGGCTGTAAACACCACCAGCTTGGCACATTGCGATGCCGTCGAGAGAGGGCGGCAACCACCCCATCTCGGCTAATCCCGAAAACCCGAGGAGAACACCATGGCACGAGCCCAGGGGGCGCGGGCGCAGATGGCGCTTGCGTTCGAGACCGTCTATGGCACGCCGCCCGCGAGCGGTTTCACGAAGATGCCCTTCGCCAGCACCTCGCTGGGGGCGGAGCAGCCGCTGCTGAACTCGGAGCTTCTCGGCTACGGCCGCGATCCGCTCGCGCCGATCAAGGACGCGGTAACGGCCGATGGCGATGTCGTCGTGCCGCTCGACGCCGAGGCGTTCGGCTTCTGGCTCAAGGCGGCCTTCGGCGCGCCCACGACTACGGGCGCGGAAGCCCCGTACAGCCACGAGTTCCAGTCGGGATCCTGGACGCTGCCCAGCATGTCGATCGAAACCGGCATGCCGGAGGTGCCGCGCTTTGCGATGTACTCGGGCTGCGTGCTCGACCAGATCACCTGGCAGATGCAGCGCTCGGGGCTGTTGACCGCCACGGCGCGGCTGGTGGCGCAGGGCGAGACGGTCGGGACCACGACGAGCGCGGGGACACCGGCCGCACTGGAGCTGAAGCGCTTCGGCCATTTCAACGGGTCGATCACGCGGAACGGCTCGGCCCTCGGCAATGTGGTCTCCGCCGACATCACCTATGCCAACAACCTCGACCGCATCGAGACCATCCGTTCGGACGGCCGCATCGACGGCGCAGACCCGTCCATCGCGGCGCTGACCGGCTCCATCGAGGTCCGTTTCGCCGACAGCACACTGGTGACGCAGGCGATCACCGGCGATCCCTGCGAGCTCGAGTTCGCCTACGTCCTGCCGTCGGGCGAGAGTTTCACCTTCACAGTGCACGCGGTCTACCTGCCGCGTCCGCGGATCGAGATCTCCGGGCCGCAGGGCGTGCAGGCCACCTTTGACTGGCAGGCCGCCCGCGACGGCGTGGTCGGGCGGATGTGCACCGCAACCCTGATCAACGACATCGAGGTGTACTGAGAATGCTGACGCTCGACCTGACGAATACGCCCCACTGGCATGACCTCGCCCCCGGTGTCCGGGTGCAGCTGCGCCCGCTCACCACCGCGCTGATGGTGGCGACGCGCAGCGATCCGGCCGTGGAAGCGTTTCCAGAAGATGCCTCCGACGAGGAACGCGCAGTGGCCTTCGCCAAGGCGCTGGCGCGGCGGGCGGTGCTCGCCTGGGAGGGTATCGGTGATGCGGAAGGCAAGCCGATCGACCCAAGCCCCGAGGCCATCGACGCCCTGCTCGATGTCTGGCCGATCTTCGAGGCCTTCCAGCTGACCTACGTGTCCAAAGGCCTGCTGCTGGAACAGGAAAAAAACGCCTCCGCGCTCTCGCCGAATGGTCCTTCGGTGGGGGCGAGCGCTACTGCGAAGCCTGTGCGCAAGCCTGCCCGAACTGCCCGGCGCGGTTGAACCGTCCGGAAACTCCGGAGGGTTGGCAGGTCTGGGACCTGGTCGGCCGCCTCGGCGGCCAGCTACGCGTGTTGCCCGGCGCTGTGATCGGCTGGGACATGACGGCGGCGCTGGCGCTCGGAGACGCCCTCGGCGTGCCGCCCGCTGCCGCCGCCGAACTGCTGCCCGTCATCGAAGCGGTGATGGTGGCCAAACTCAACGAACAGATGGGACGCCCCAATGGCTGAAAAACGCGTCAGCGTCCGCCTTGCGGCGGTCGGTGGTCGGCAGGTGCGCGCCGAACTGGAAGGCGTCGGCGAAGCCGGTGCCCGAGGTTTCGGTCGGCTCAGCCGCGAAATGGAGGCCGCGAACACCCGGCTGGCGGCATTCTCACGGCGCGTGCGCGTAGCGGCCGCTGCCGCCGTGGCCGCAGCGACCGCCGCTGGCGTGGCGATGATCCGCTCCGGCCTCTCGAGCGTCGATGCGCAGGCGAAGCTGGCGCAGTCGCTCGGGACCACCGTCGCCTCGATCCAGACGTTGGAGCGGGCGGGCGAACTGGCGGGCGTGTCCATGTCCGGCATCGAACAGGCAACCAAGGATCTGACCCGACGTCTCAGCCAGGCTGCGGCCGGAACCGGTCCCGCCGCCGATGCGCTGGACCGGCTGGGCCTTTCCGCCACCGATCTGATCGCGCTGCCGCTGGACCAGCGCGTCGGTGCGATCAACGCCGCGATCGAGAGCTTCGTGCCTGCTGCCGAACGCGCCGCCGTCGCGGGCCAGCTCTTCGGCGAGGAAGGCTCCATCGCGATGAGCCGGATCGACACCGCTACGCTGCGCCAAGCGGCAGAGGACGTCATCGCCTTCGGTGTCGTGGTCTCGGAGCAGGATGCCGACCAGATCGAGCGGACGAACGATGCCATCTCCCGGCTCGGGCTCATCTGGCGCGGGCTGTCGAACCAGCTGGCCGTCGCAGCAGCCCCCGCGCTGGAAGCCGTCGCCAACGCCATGGCCGCCATTGCCAGCCGGACCGGCCCGCTCGGCGTCGCGATCCGTGGGCTCTTCGACAACATCGGCCGCCTCACAACCTATGCCGTAACCTTCGCGACCTTCCTCGCGGGCCGCTGGGTCGCCGGGCTGGCCGCTGCCGCGCTCTCGGTCCGTGGGTTCGCCACCGCACTCGTCGTGCTGCGCGGGGCGCTGATCCGCACCGGCATCGGCGCGCTGATCGTCGGCGTGGGCGAACTGATCTACCAGCTGTCCCAATTCGTCGCCCGGGTGGGTGGCGTCGGCGAAGCCTTCCGGCTGCTCTCCGATCTGGCCTCCGAGGTCTGGTCGAGCATCGGGCTCGCGCTCGATGCCGCGCTGGCCCGTATGGCGGCCGGTTGGGAGGGGCTGAAGGCCGCCGGGCTTTCGGCGCTCGACGGTACCGTGGCGGGCGTCGTGGGGTTCGGGGACCGCACTGTCGCAATCTTCCAGGGCGCCTATGGCGGCGCGGTGGCGATCTGGGGCAGCCTGCCAGGCGCCATCGGCGATTTCGCCTACCAGGCCGCGAACGGGCTGATCGGCGGGGTGGAGGCGATGCTGAACGGCGTCGTAACCCGCATCAACAGCTTCATCGAAACCCTGAACGCCGCGCTGGCCTTGTTGCCGGAATGGGCCACCGGCGAAGGCGGCGTGCGGATCGGCACGCTCGACGCGGTGGACCTGAGCCGGATCGACAACCCGTTCGAAGGGGCTGCGACGGCGGCGGGCACCGCAGCAGCCGATGCGTTTTCGGCCGCGCTCGCCCGGACCTATATCGCACCGCCGGATCTAGGTCTCGGCGCGATGGCGGATGACGCGCGCGCGCGTGCCGATGCCTATCGCGAGGCCGCTGGCATGCTGACCGATGCCGCGACCCGGCCGCTTTCTGCTTGGCTGGCGCTGAAGGATGCCGTGACTGGCTCCGGCGCGGAGGCCGAGGCCGCGCTGACGGACGCCGCGACCTCCGCCGATGCACTGGCGGCCGGGCTCGGCGATACCGCAGCCGCCGCCAATGGCGCCGGAAGTGCTGCCCGCGACGCCGGAACCGCCGCTGGCGAAGGGGCGGAGCGCGCGCTGACCGGATGGCAGGCCGTGACAGCGGCGCTCTCGGATTATGCAAGCCGGGCCCGGGAGATCGGCGGCGATATCGGCCAGAGCCTCGTCAGCGCGTTTCAGTCGGCGGAGGACGCGGTCGGTGAGTTCGTGAAGACCGGCAAGCTGAACTTCCGCGATCTGGTGACCTCACTCATCGCCGATCTGGCGAAACTGGCGGCGCGGCGCTTCATCCTTGGCCCCATCGCCAACGCGCTCTCGGGCGCGCTCGGCGGCGCGGGCGGGATTTTCGCCAACATCCTGCACGCGGGCGGCATGGTCGGATCGTCCGGCCCCTCGCGCATGGTCCCGGCTATGGCCTTCGCAGCCGCGCCCCGGATGCATTCGGGCGGCGCGGTGGGGCTTCGGCACGACGAGGTGCCTGCAATCCTGCAAAGGGGCGAGCGGGTGCTCTCGCGCCGCGATGCGCAAGGCTACGGCACGGGCGGCGGAATCAACGTCACAATCGTGGCGCGCGACGCCGAGAGCTTCCGGCAGTCGCGCACGCAGGTCGCGGCGGATATCGCCCGCGCGGTCTCGCTCGGGCGGAGGGGCATGTGATGGCGTTCCATGAGGTGCGGTTCCCGGACAACATCAGCCGGGGCGCGCGCGGCGGGCCCGAGCGGCGCACGCAAATCGTCGAGCTCGCCTCCGGGGACGAGGAGCGCAACGCCAGCTGGGCCAACTCGCGCCGCCGCTACGATGTCGCCTACGGCATCCGCCGCGCTGACGATCTGGCGGCGGTGGTTGCCTTCTTCGAGGCGCGGAATGGCCGCCTCCATGGCTTCCGCTTCAAGGACTGGGGCGACCACAAGTCCTGTCTACCCTCGGGCACGGCATCGCCCACCGACCAGGCGATCGGCACCGGCGACGGCGCGACGACCGCGTTCCAACTCGTGAAGCGCTACTCCTCGGGCGCGCAATCCTGGACGCGCGCCATCGCCAAGCCGGTGGCGGGCAGTGTGCGCATCGCGCTCGCCGGGGCTGAGCAGCCCTCCGGCTGGTCGGTCGACACCACGACCGGCGTCGTCACCTTCACCGCGGCGCCGGGCTCCGGCCTCGCGATCACCGCGGGCTTCGAGTTCGACGTGCCGGTCCG